TTATCACGAATCAGATTCAAATAGAAAACAAGTTCTTACTTTCGACGGAAAAAAATACACTGAAGGTCTCCCAGATATGAAATGGTCAGGTGGCAAAATCGTAGAATAAAAAATTCTAGCGCGCCACGCGTACGAGTCCTACATTTTCTGAGATTTACTAGCCCACCATTTATCTAAAACAAAATACCAGATTGAATTTAACAAAGGTTCTACTATAGCATCAGTCATTGCTATTATTACGGGCACATCAGATAATACTAAGATAGTTCCAGCAGCAATTAAAAAATGTCCTACGGTATAAACCAATGTTCTAAGAATAGTTCCACGGTTATTTCTGTATATTTGTTTTAAATCCATTCTTTTAATTGTTCCCCCATTATTTCTGTAGCAATATTTATTTTTTTACGAAGAGCTTTTACAATTCTATCATCTACAGTGTCTTCACAAATTATGTCTATATAGGTCATAGGTTTTTCTTGTCCTATTCGGTCAATTCTCGCTTCTGACTGTTGACGCTTTTCTAGGTCATATCCGTTAGAATAATAAATCATTGTACTAGCGGCAGTTAAAGTAATTCCATATCCACCAGTTTGAGGAGTTCCTACCAAAAATCTACATTTTTCGTCTTCTTGAAATCTTTTAATATTGTCTTGTCTGTCTTCTTGAGGTGTTAACCCATAATAAGTAACTATACTTTCTTCTCCATATTCTTTAGCAATAGCTTTTACTATCTCATTTACGTCATATTGGTAATGAGCCCATATAACCGCTTTTCCTTCTACTTCATCTAATAGATCAGTAAGCTCACTCATTCTATTGTTTTTAATAGTTTGAATAGAGCCATCATCTGCCGTAAAATGGCCACAAGTTATTTGGTGTAAACGCATTAATTGCGTCAATGCACTCGCTGTTGTCACCATTTTGCCATTAAGTTGAGCAAGAGCCATCTTTTTCATTTGCTGATAAACCTTATCTTGTTCAGCAGATAAAGTAATAACTCGTTTCATAAATGTCTTTTTAGGAAGGTCTAAACAATCATCTTTTAACACTCTATAAGAGAATGGTTTTAGTTTTTCAGATAATTCTCCAAGATTCTTATAACCTACTACTATTTCTACTGATCTTCCATTAAAGTGTGCTTTACGTAGCACCGCATATCTAGTTCTAAAGGTATAATAAGAAGAATGGTCCAATAAGTATTCATCTAAAAACTCACATTGTTTATAGAGGTCTAAGGGGCTTTTTGTCACAGGAGAGCCGGTAAGGATTCTTCTGTATTTTGCATACTTACCTAAACCCACAATACTTTTAGTTCTTTTAGCTCCTGGATTTTTAATAGTGGTAGATTCATCAATAACCATAAAAGTGTTATGTGAATTTAAAAATCTTCCTGCAAATTCTACACCTTTTTTAGTACTAAAGGCTTCTACATTCATAACTAGAATGTGAAAATCTAGTCCTGGTTTAAATAGTTTATCTAGTTCTTGTTGTTGAGTTTTATTAATTAAAGATTTCCACAATACAGTCGTAGGTTTAATATGGTCAGGTAAATGTTCAGGTATTTCTTGAGAATACCAGTTTTTATATACACCTTTAGGTGCAATAATTAAGGCACCATTGATTTTGCCATTATCATATAACATAGCCATATTATCTATCGCTACTTTAGTTTTACCCGTACCCATCTCCATAAAAAGCGCAAATACTTTTTTATTCCACGACTTTTCTAACGCAGTCATTTGATGCGCGTATGGCTTTGTTTTAAATTTGTATTTCATAATTTTATCTTCTACTTTCTAGTTGACAATATAATGATTCATGTCTATATTGTCAAGCATGAAAGACAAAGCGATAGTATACGTAATACAAGAAATACCAGGCACTCGAGAGGGTAGGCCTAAAATTAACATTATGGGTGCTCAAAAACATGGCGATATAAAAGTCTTGTTAAAAGAAGATTCTCAAATAATTTTTAGTCCTGGTCCTATAATTTATTCTTTAAGACAAAAGTTAAAAAATTTTAAAGAAGAAGATTATTTATTATTAACAGGTGATCCTGCAATTATTGGTGTTGCGTGTTCTGTTGTGTCCGATATAACAAACGGAAAATATAATTTGTTAAAGTGGGATAGACAAGAAAGAACTTACTATCCTATTAGAATCAATCTTTACGAGAAAGGAGAAATCGATGAGTAAAGAAAAAATAAAAGTTTTTACTGGAAGTGGTTCGTTTAATCCAGGAGAAGACTTACAACAACAATTTGTGGAGGATGCTCCGCAACAAGTAAATGAACTTGCAAACGTAGAAAATTTATCTAAGTTTGTAATTGATCTTCAAAATTTGGAATCAGAAATTGAAAGAGATGAGAAACTTTTAAAAGATAAAAAGTCTCAAGCTGATAAAATTTCTGGCGAAGTAATTCCAGAGATAATGGAGCAAATGAAATTAAAAACTCTTAAACTTGTAGATGGCTCTGCCATTGAAGTTAAAGAAGTTTATAGCGCTACAATTCCTGTAGCAAACAGGGAAGGCGCTTACAAATGGCTTCGAGACAATGACCTAGGTGATCTTATTAAAAATGAGATTACTGTTTCCTTTGGTCGTGGCGAAGATGACAAGGCTACGCAATATGCTAGTCTTGCAGAAGGTCAAGGCTACCAACCACAACAAAAGTTAAAGGTAGAACCTATGACATTAAAAGCATTGTACAGAGAGCGAGCCGAAAGTGGTCAAGACTTGCCTTCTGAACATTTTAATCTGTTTAAGGGAAACAAAACAAAAATAACAAGGAACAAATAACATGAGTGAAGAAACAAGAGACGTTACTGTAAAAAAAGAAGGTAACTTACCAGCGGAAATGAATTTCGTTCAAGATGCTGGCGCAGGACTTGAGAATATAGATAAAGACGATTTGGCTTTACCATTTCTTAAGTTATTACAATCTGGTTCGGATGAGACTAAAAAGAAACATGCGAACTATGTTGAAGGAGCAGAAGCTGGAATGTTTTATAATACAGTCACTAAAAGATTGTATAGTGGAGAGAAAGGTATAGAAATTATACCTTGCTACTACAAATTAACATTTCCTGAATGGGCACCTTTTGAAAGAAGAGAAGGTAGACCAATCAGTCCAGACAGAGGTGCAGAAATTTTAGCTAAAACTAAAAAGAACACTTCTGGAAAAGATGTTTTAGATAATGGTAATGAAATTATTAAAACAGCTAATCATTTTGTGATTATTAATGGAGATAAACCAGAAAAAGCTTTAATGGCTATGAAGTCTACTCAATTAAAAGTGAGTAGAAACTGGAACTCCTTAATGCAAGATCAATTTGAAACTGATCCTAAAACGCAGAAAAACGTACCTGCTCCAATGTTTTCAAGAGTGTATAAACTACAGTCTGTCGAGAACAGTGGAAGTTTTACTTGGCACGGATACAAAGTATCCTTGGCGAGAAAAGTGGATAATGCTAGCCTTTATCAAATGGCTAAAGATTTCCATAATTCTTTAAAAGTAAGTAACGCTGCTGCTGAGAACAAAGAAGAATCTAATTACTAGATTCCTCTTTTAAGAGGATAGGGGTAGTGAAGCGAGAGTGGAACTACCCCGACCCGGGATCATTATGGAACATGAATTTATAGAATTATTTAAAGGTTATGAGGGCGATTTTGGCATGGCGGACATGTCCAAGACAGAGCTCGATTCAGAAAAAAATAAAATAAAACCTAATTACGAATGGGCAGGAAGACCTGTTACATTAAACGATTACAAGAATCATTTACAAGGACAAAAATCAATTGGAATACAACCATGCAGAATAGATAAAACTGCACAATTTGGTTGTATAGATATTGATCCACCAGATTATGGATCATTTAAAGTAGAAAATTATTTAGCACTATTCCAACAATATAAATTACCATTAGTACCAATTTTATCTAAAAGTGGTGGTTTACATTGTTATATTTTTTTAAAAGAACCTATTCCAACTGTGGATTTGATAGAAGCATTAAAAGCTTTTCTGCTTCCACTAGGATTAAAACCAACTACTGAGGTTTTTCCTAAACAGAAAGAACTACAGAAAGATGATAAAGGAGACATAAAACCAGGAAACTTCATTAACTTACCTTACTATAACAACGGACAATCTACTCGGTATGCTATAGATAAGAATAATTCTAAACTATCAGTAGAACAATTTATAAAATTTGCTAACGAATCTAAGGTAGATAAAGAAACTTTAGATAAACTTGTAGAAGAAACTCACAGAAATATATTATTAGGAACTAATCCAGAATTTGATGATGGTCCACCTTGTCTAGCATTGTGTTCTAGGACAAAATTAGATGATGGCAGAGACAGATTTATGTACAATTATATGGTCTTTGCTAAAAAGAAATACAAAGACAAATGGCCAGACCAAGTATCAGCAGCCAACTATAGTTATCTAGCTAGTCCTTGGGATAAAGCAAAACTAGATTCAAAAATTAAAGCATGGAAGGGTGAGACAGCAGGACATACTTGCTATGAGGATCCTATTAAAGACAAATGTATGCGTAGTCTTTGTTATAAAAGACCATTTGGAGTCAAATCTGATAGCATTTCTGTATTTCCAGAAATTCAAGATTTTGAAATGATAGCTTATTTAGAACCAGAATATAGATTTAATGTGATTATGCCTAACGATGACAAGATTCAAGTCATTATAAGTAATACAAAACTTATGACTACACAGAAAGAAGTCTTAAATTTAATCTGGCAACAGACTGGAGTTTATTTTGAACCATTAAAACCAAAAGATTTTAGAGCTAAATTAAATGAATGGCGTAGAGGTGGACAAAAAATTACACCACCTAAAGGAACTCAAATAGAAGATAGATTAGAAGAAGAGTTATACCAATACTGTGTGAATGGACCACAGGCACAAGAGAGAAGACAGATACACAATGGCTCTTGCTTTACGGA